TTTTCAGACATGTAATTCCCACACCAGGAAATATGATGGTGGTTGCTAGTTTACTCATTCAATTGACTATGAGGCAAATTGGTAGACTACATGCCAGACAGATGCCACATCTCAGGTGGTTTTTCTACGTTACCCTCTTGGGCATGGTTCCCGTAGCTCAAGCTGGATCAACGAAAATTTACTTTTGTGTCGCTTGTGGGTTAGGTTGTGGTTTGTATGTATTACTCTACCCCTGGTTTTATGTGCTATTTATGTTTGGGGTGATTGTGGACTACTGCTGGTATTGCTTTGCCTCACCTATAGCTTGGTGGTTGGTCGCTTTGTACTGGTGGGTGGCTTCGTGGCTCTTTTGGTGGTTTGTGCTTCCCCTTGTGGTTGTCGCGGGATTTGGGGTATTCGCAATAGTACTTGGAATAGCAAAAATATTTCAAACTCGTAGTGCCTTGAATGGCAACAACGGCGAGGCAACAAATAGTGACGATGTGGAAGAAATGAGTGCACGAGTGAGGCGAGGTAAAGAGGCTAACGCCCATAAACATTCAGCTGGTGGAGGTCCCAAAAGGAAAACTGGACATGGTCCACGTATATGCAAATTCCACCCAAATTGTGTTGTTCAGGGATGTAAGTTTTACCATGACCCAGCAGTTGTTAAGCCGCCACCACCTCCCACCGAAGAGGAATTGGCCGCCAAAGGGTTGGATCGGGTGACTGTGCGTGTGTATTATATGTTGCCAGAACCAATTGGATATATGAGAGTTCTGATGTGGGTCATGTGGGCCTTTGAGTTCCTAACATTTATACTTGATTGGGATTTTGATGTGGATCAATTGCAAATTGATTACGAAAGGTTCTTACATTATAAAACTTTCGATCGCACTCAAGACGTGGTTTTCACTCCTGTCTTGGCCATCACAGTAGCTCGCTTCAATTACATAAATCAACTAGGGTATACACATTACAGAGATGTCATGATTTCACCAGTTGTTTTGAGGAAACTCACAGCCGAGCATCATAGTCTCAGCAACTCCAAAAACGTGATGAATACATTGGATTTTTGTGTGGTAAATTACTACTCGTTGTACCCAGAGGATGTAATAATAGACACAATGGAGTTTTTCAAAAACAAACTTGAGAAGATGGAGTTGCGGTCATTGCTCCATGTGGGGTCTGATAGAATAACTGTGAAATAATGTCTTTGCCGGGGTCCATATGGTGTGGGTCCTGTAGGCATTTATCGTTTGTGTGTTACCACATGCAATGTAACTAAAGAGTTTGCTTTGAGTGATAGATTCGAAGTGATAAAGGGGGAGGAATTCTTTGACCAAGATGGTTTTCTCCAATTCCCCAGGGCCTACGCAAAACCAGATGGCAGCTATAAAACTGTCTTTGGGCCCGTCGTATTCCATTCATGTCAAATTTACGCTAGAAATGATGAAAATTTAGCCAAAGCTCTCACTAGGCAAACTGGTAAAAGGGAGCCAGGAATTAAAAATTGGCATGAACAACTAGAGATCAATCAAGAGCATTTTTACAACACCTCTCCAACACTTCTCAGTGTTGCGAATCTGCTCAGAGAAAGGATCTCTACGTTTTTAATGGTGGCGTACGATCCAATAGTATTGGTACACGACTATGCACATGCTCCTCACGTAAAGAAGAAGGAACGTGTAGACACATGGAATGTTTTGAGATTCATGGGACAATTACTCGCAAATGTGCGTAATTTTATGAAGACCACTTTCGCAGAAGCAAAGGTGAAAGCTGAGGAATGGGGAAAATTTTTAAAATATCCTCGTTTGTTCCTTAGTCTGGGTGGCTGGGCTACATTTGCTGGAGCATATCTCATGAAATTTGTGAAGGGAATATTTTTTCTGTTAGTGGTTGGCAATTGTGCCTGTGAGTTCATTGACTCACCTACACCAGAAAAGATGGAGCAAGCTTTTGCTACTCTGCAACGTAACACCTATGACTTTTATATGGTGTATTTCTCAGACGATTCAAGTTTTTCTATCAACACAAAGGATAGAGGTAGAGTTGTGTTTAATATGGATATTAATGGGTGTGACTGTAGTCACACGCGAGTTATTTTTGAATTTCTCGAATGGATCACTAGGCCTAGTGATTACATCCACAAAATAGTAGTAAGGTTGTTGAATCAACTAAAGGCCAATATGAGGTTGAAGAGTTACAGTCGGAAGTATAAAGCTAAGTTGAAACCAAAAACTTATGTTTTGTACACTGGCTCCGCACTCACGACCATCATTAACAATATTGCTGAGATGTTTCTATTTAGTAGCATCGTGGATAGAATCAAGGAACGTGGTGTTCCAAATTACGCAGACTGTCGCACTTTCATAGAAGAGTGTGCTGCGGATTGTGGGTATATCGTCACCTTAGAAGGTGATGGAACCCCACAGCAGTTACAGTTCCTCAAACACTCTGTCACCCGGAATGGTGGCGTTTTCTTGAACATAGGGGTCATACTCCGAATGTTCGGGACTTGTTTTGGGGATTTACCTGGGCGGAGAACCACCTCTATGGAGGACCGCGCTTATGCATGGAATAGACAATTAATTTTGTCTTTAAAACATGCTGGTAACTATCCTAGTTTAAATATGCTAAGACAGGCCTATTCAGCCCCGTCTAAACTTTCAGTAAAGGAGGAATTAGTCCTAACCAAACGAATGGCAAAAATCTTCGTAGAGAAGCCTATAGTTGGCTCGTCAATTGCTTTGACTGATGAAGATGTCTGTGAAAGATATCAGATTCAACCATGGCAATTGGTTGAGTTGTTCGAAAGCTTGTGTGTGCGTGGTTGTGGAGAGACCATCGACACATATGCTAGTCGAGCAATTCTTGGTTGTGACTACGGTTACAAATTTT